GTTGGCGCAGCTATAAGACCAATACAACAGGTCACTGGCGGATTTATGGCTCTGGGAGAACAGAGCGCACAGTTAATACAAAAATTTGCCAACGTCGGTGACAGTTTCAGCGGAGCTGCTTCAGTATTTTCAGGTATTCCTGTTTTAGGCACAGTATTTGGAGCTGTGGCTGCTGCCGCAGATAAAACTCTATCATCGTATCAATCAGCTACAGCAGGTGGCGCAACATTTGGAAATAGCCTAAACGGATTTGCATCAGCTGCATCAGCTGCTGGTATGACCATGGACAAGTTTGGTGCGTTAATTGCTCAGAACAGTGAAGCATTAATGACCTTAGGTGGAACCACTGAAGCAGGTGCTAAACGATTTGCTGATCTCGGTAAAGAAATGAGAAACAGCGGAATTGGCGCTCAATTATACGGCCTTGGTATGACCACAGAACAGGTTAATCAAGGAATGGCAACCTATATTAAAATGTATAATGCCAACGGAGCTTTACAAAATAAATCAACAAAAGAATTAGCTGCTGGTGCAGGACAATACCTAAAAGAATTAGATGCATTGGCAAAAATTACAGGCCAGAATAGGGCAGAAATTCAAAAAGAACAAGAAGCTAGAATGAAAGACGCACAATTCCGTGCAGCCACAGCTCATCTCGATGCCGACCAGCAAAAGATGATGAATAACTTTATTAGCCAGTTCCCTAAAGAACAACAAGAAGCTGTTAAAGATATGATAGCCACAGGCAACATTACTTCTGATGCAGCTATCTTATTCAATCAACAGATGGGCGGAACTGCACAAGAAGTTATGAAGATGGGACAGATTCTTCAAGGCGGCGGAAAACTTACACAACAATCTTATGACAATGCTTATAAAGGAGCAATTAGAGAAGCTAAAGTAGCTGCTCAGTCAGACGAAGCAAGGACACAGGCTTTATATAACAGCCAGCAATTTGGTAATACCTATATTGGTCTGGCAGAATTAGCCAAGCGTGATATTAACGGAAAAGAAAAAGCCCTAACAGAACAAGAAAAAGCAGCAGCAGCTCAAGCGGCAGCGATGGAAAAAGCAAAACAAAATCTAGCAGCATTTAGCAACAGTTTTCAAATGGCATTAGCTAACAGCGGCATACTTGACTTACTATTAAAAGCATTCCAAGTCGCAGCAGATCTTGTTATGAATTGGGTAGTTCCTGCGTTCCAGATATTTTCAGCCGTGATAACTGAAGTTGGAAACTTTTTAATCACTAATTTAAAACCAGTGTTTGAAGAAGTATCATCTTTTATCAAAGATACCTTATATCCTATATTCCTTGATCTAGGAGCGATAATAATGGTAGATGTATGGCCTGCTCTTCAAGCAGTAGGAGAAGTCATACAAACTTATGTATGGCCAGCATTACAGACTATCGGCGGTGTAATAATGGATTATGTTTATCCGGTATTTGAAAAGATGTATACTTTTATCGCTGATAATTTACAACCTATATTGTTAGCTTTAGGCACAGCTTTAGTAGCTTATGCAGGTTATGTGGCCATCATGAATGGTTTAGAATTAATTCGAAACGGATTATTGATTGCATCTAGTTTAGGCCTAGGAGGATTAGCCACAGCGGCATGGGCAGCGGCTGCACCAATTTTAGCTATTGTAGCACCTATTGTTGCATTAGTGGGATTGTTTACCTATCTCTACAAATCTGGATGGACGTTTGGCACAGCTATTGAAGCGGTCAAAGATAATTTTTCTAGGCTATGGTTAACATTACAAGATTGGATGGACGGACTTCTAGTGATGATTCCTAATGCTCTAGGAGGAATATCAGAAGAAGAAGCTAAGAAACGTCAAGAACTTAGAGATCAAGCAAGAAAAGAATTAGACGAAAGAGAAAAGAATAGAGATAAAGAAAGAGAAGCTAAAGCGGCAGAAAGATCTTCAGAAAATAAAGAACAACAACGAAAAGAAGCTGCTGCAAAAATTGATCAAAAAATAGTAGACTTAAAGAATAAAGGAGCAGGTGGTCTAGGAGCGGCTAATGATAGAGAGCAAAAAGCCAGAGATAAAGCTGCTGAATTAAAAGAGCAGGAACTTAATCTCGAAGATCCGACACAGATGTTGCTTGGTTATGCTCAACAACAAAAGAGTGCATTTGTTAAAAACCCAGAAGAAGGCAAAACACAGCCACAGGCTGCACCAAAAACTCCTGAAAGATCGGCTGTAGCAGGTGCAGATAACGAAAGAAAAGCATTAGAAGCCAAAGCAGAGGAAAAAGCCAAAGCAGAAGAAAAAGCCAAAGCAGATGCTGCTGCTAAAAAAGAAGCAGAAGATAAAGCTAAAGGAAAAGGTCCTGCGCCAGCTACTCAAGATTCAGCCGAAACCTTGTTGGCTAGCTTAAATACTAAGATGGATCAACTTATAAAAATCAATAAAGGTGTTCACGAAGTCAACGAGAAACAGCTCAGCGTTCAACAGAGCTTTTCAGGCGATGTATACGCTGCTGTCTAAGTGATAATTCATAATGAGTTGGAAAAAATACTTTACTCCTGTTAATATAGAAAACAGCAAATCTTTAAGTCCAATCAGCGGACGAGGAAGACCGGGACCAGCACGAGCAAATTACAGCTCATTCTTACCTGACGTATATGCAGGCGCACCAAATCGTGTTGAACGTTATATGCAATACGATACTATGGATATGGATAGCGAAGTTAATGCTGCTCTAGATATACTTGCAGAATTTTGCACACAAAAAGACAAAGAGAATTTAACTCCTTTCCATGTAGCATTTCGCGGATCCCCCACTTCAACTGAAACTAAGATTATTAAAGACAGTTTGCAAAAATGGTGCAAACAGAATCAGTTTGAAACTCGAATCTTTCGTATAGTCAGAAACGCATTCAAATACGGAGACTGTTTCTTCGTTAGAGATCCACAAACTAAGAAATGGTTGTTTGTCGATGCTGCTAAAGTATCTAAAATTATCGTAAACGAAAGTGAAGGTAAGATTCCAGAGCAGTATGTGTTAAAAGATATTAACTTTAATTTCAAAGACTTAATAGCAGTAACACCACACGGAACAGCCAATACAGCTCCTAGCGGGACAAGTTCATATACTACCGGAGGCGGGTTTGGCCGCGGCATGGTAGGGGCAGCAGCTAATCCTCCAGGCACAAGATTTCAAAATGCTCAAAACGAAATAGCTGTTGATGCAAAAAATGTTATACACATTAGCCTAAGCGAAGGCCTTGACAACAACTATCCTTTTGGTAATTCATTATTAGAATCAGTTTTCAAAGTCTACAAGCAGAAAGAATTGCTTGAAGATGCTATCATTATCTATCGTATACAACGTGCTCCAGAAAGACGTATTTTCTATGTGGACGTTGGAAATATGCCAGCACACATGGCTATGAGCTTTGTTGAACGTGTTAAGAATGAAATCCAACAAAGACGCATTCCGTCAGCCACAGGTGGTGGAGCAAACGTCATAGACAGTAGTTATAATCCACTAAGTGTAAACGAAGATTACTTCTTCCCTCAGACAGCAGAAGGTCGTGGTTCTAAAGTTGAAACATTACCAGGCGGAACTAACCTAGGCGAAATCACAGACCTACGTTATTTTACTAATAAATTGTTCCGTGCTCTGCGTATTCCTGCAAGCTACTTGCCAACAGCGATTGATGAACAGCCAAACACCATGGCTGATGGCAAAGTAGGAACAGCATACATCCAAGAATTAAGATTCAATGAATATTGTAAACGTCTACAATCTATGATTGTAGAAACATTTGATTTAGAATTTAAAATTTGGATGAACAGTCAAGGGGTTAATATTGATTCGGGTTTATTCGAACTCAAATTCAATCAACCTCAAAACTTCGCTGCTTATCGTCAATCAGAACTTGACACAGCAAGAGCAGCAACATTTAGTCAAGTAGTTCAAATTCCTCATTTAAGCAAGCGTTTTGCTATGAAGCGTTTCTTAGGAATGACCGAAGAGGAGATCAAAGAGAACGAAAGATTATGGAGAGAAGAGAACGGTTCTACTCTTAAACCAAAAACAGATTCTGCACAAGATATGAGATCAGTGGGAGTATCTCCAGGTGGATTAGCAGCAGATGCTGCCGGACAAGGAGCAGAAGCACCAGAAGATATGGCCGCAGCGGCCGAAGCAGGCACAGAAGGTGGAGCTGAAGCAGCACCAGCTGAACCTCCTGCTCAATAATAAATACATTATGCTTCTTAACGAATTTTTCTATTTTAACGAAAAAAACAACGACTTTGCTAATGATCGTAGATACGATAACAGCAGAGATAGTTCTGTTTTAGAAAAAGACGATACCCGTAAAATTCGCCTAACTCTAAAGATGATAAATCAGATGAGACTACAGAGCGAAGCTCATATGGTCGAACAAGAATCTGAACTAAACTTTATTAGACAGATGTATGCAACCCCAGCAGAAGCAGCACCAGCCCAATAATATCGCATTTGTAGTAGGAAACGGAATCAGCAGAAATTGTGTTGATGTTTCTAATCTCACATCTCTAGGCACAACCTACGGGTGTAATGCACAGTATAGAGAGTTTAATCCACATTTTTTAGTAGCAGTTGACGTTAAAATGGTCAACGAAATCATCGCATCGGGCTGGCACAAAGAGCATCAAGTGTGGACTAATGCTAATAAAGGCATTACTTCTAAACATAATATTAACTTCTTTACTCCGCACAAAGGATGGAGCTCGGGCCCTACAGCATTATGGTTTGCAGCTACTAACGGACATAAAGAGATCTATATAATAGGTTTTGACTATCAAGGTCTAAACGGAAAATTTAATAATGTATACGCAGATACATTCAATTATAAAAAATCCACTGATTCTGCAACCTTTTTTGGTAACTGGTTAAGTCAAACTGAAAAAGTGATTAAGGATTTTAAGCACACTAAGTTTATTAGAGTGATAGAGCCCGGTGGTTTTATACCAGATAAATTAGGACCTACACTTCCTAATCTCACCCATATAACTTATAAAGAATTTGGACAAAAGTTCACAAACGCAGTTTATCTCGATCGTTTTGATCAAAAAACTACCATTTAAAGTCATTTTTTTATCTGCGTATTAAATAAAGCACAGCCTTGACAATTAGGAGAATAGCTATGGCCGACAAAAATATTTTAGAACAGATGCTTGAGCATCTTGTTAACGACGAACAGCAAAAAGCTGAAGAATTATTCCACGAGTATGTAGTTGCTCGTTCACGTGAAATCTACGAAGGTCTAATCCAAGAAGATTTTGATCTAGAAGAAGAAAAAGAAGAAGAAGACGAAGAAGTTGAAGAAGCTTCTGAAGAAGACAAAGACGAAGACGACAAAGTCGACGAAGAATTTGAAGATATTGCCATCGAAGGCGACGACGATATGGGCGATATGGGCGGAGACCCAACTGACGACCTAGAAGGTGAGTTAGAGATGGGTGACGAAGAAGGTGAAGAAGGTGAAAAGTCTGAAGAAGAACTTTTCCAAGACCTAGACGCTATTGTAGACGAACTACAGGCTAAATTTGACGAACTAAAAGGTGGCGATGAGCCAGACATGGGCGGCGAAGAAGAAATGAAAGACGCAATGGACCCAGAATTAGCTACAGTTCGTGAATATGTAGAAAAAGTTCAAAAACCAGCAGCCGGTGATAACGGTGCTAATGCTAAGTCGATCGTAGCAGGTAAGAACGACATGGGCGGTTCTGCTAAGAACATTGCTCAAAGCACAACAGCAAACGACGGCGAAGTTGGCGCAGGCAGCAAAATTAAAGGTTCTGCTCTAAACGATCAGAATCCAAAAGAAGATAATGCTGGCAACATCAATGTTCCAGGCGGCAAAGCAGGTAATGCTTTTAGCAAGAAAGAGCCCGGACATGGTGCTGAGAAAGCTGGTGCAAAAGAATCAGCTGACAACAAGCAAAGCCTTTTCCGTGGTCGTAGATAATAGGACGACGACGTGAAGCATACCCTATCAGAACATTTGAGTTTTGACCAGGCTAAGATTGTCTTGGAGCGAGATGAGAGTGACGGCAAAAAGTCGTTGCACTTAAACGGGATTTGCATTCAAGGAGATATCCGCAATGCAAATCAACGTGTTTATTCTTCTCAAGAAATTGGCAGGGCTGTCAAGACGCTCAATGAACAGATCTCTGGCGGATACTCAGTTCTTGGGGAAGTTGATCACCCGCAGGATTTGAAAATCAATCTAGATCGTGTTAGTCATATGATTACCAAGATGTGGATGGACGGTCCTAACGGCTACGGAAAACTTAAAATCCTCCCTACTCCAATGGGTCAGCTAGTTCAGACTATGTTAGAGTCGGGAGTTAAGTTGGGTGTTAGTAGTAGAGGCTCAGGCGAAGTAGATGGCAATGGTAATGTCAATGGTTTTGAAATTATCACAGTCGACGTAGTAGCTCAACCATCTGCCCCGGGGGCATACCCAACTCCAGTTTATGAACACTTGATGAACAACACAGGTGGCTATCAGGCATTTAGAATTGCACAAGAAGTTAAAGGCGATCCACAGGCACAAAAATACCTAGCAGAGTCCTTAAAGAGAATTATCTCAGGACTCAAATAACGAAGGAGAATCACATGCTAGACATCGTAAAACAATTGTTCGAGAACAATGTGATTTCCGAGGAAATTAAATCGGAGATTGAATCCGCTTGGCAAAGCAGAATTCAAGAAAACCGT